AAGGTAACGAATATCCGTCTATAACGACAGTTTTAGCCGGCCGTAACAAGGCGGGTCTGCAGCAGTGGAGGAATAGAGTTGGTGATGAAGTTGCTAATTATATTTCTAGAAAAGCTGCAACAAGAGGTACTCAAGTACATCACTTTTGCGAAGATTATATAAACAATAACCACGAAACTATTGAAGAAAAGAAAAAAGGTAGATTTCTTGCACATTGTATGTTCTCACAGCTTAAACCATTTTTAGATGAAAACATTGGTTTAGTTCATTTACAAGAAACTTCATTATGGTCTGATTATTATAAACTTGCTGGTAGAGTTGATTGTATTGCAGAATACAAAGGTACACTATCTATAATTGATTTTAAAACAAGTACAAGAGAAAGAGAAGATTCTTGGAATGAGAACTATTACATTCAAGGTTCAGCATATGCAGAAATGTATCAAGAGAGAACACAAGAACAGATTAATCAAATAGTTATTTTAGTAGTCACAGAAGATGGTACAGTACAAGAATTTATAAAAGATAAACATATATACTTACATCTACTTGACAAAGAGTTAGAATTGTATTATAATAAACATATTATTAATCAACAAAATTCAAATGGGTTTCCTGGGTTAATACCTGGTAATTGGTAATTGATGAATGAGTTGTTCATGTAGCTTAAAGAATATTGAGTTATAGATATAAAGAGAATTTTTTGTTGATGATAATTTGAAGATAGACAGGACGAGGGTGCGATTCCCTCTACCTCCACCAACCCGAATGAGGGGGTAATGTAGGGTAGACTGGTATTGAATAATTATTGGAGAAGAATGGGGTGACTACCTAATCGGTCAAACAAGTAAATGCAAACGATAATTTTGCATCTCAAGATTATGCACTAGCTGCATAATTTTATGGGTTCGGCAGTACCTGGAAACAGAAACTGTCATTAACTATGTGGTCTGCGGTCGCAACGACAACCAGCACTACTTTTATGGAGAAGTAACATGGCTTGGAATAAACCTGTTATCACAGAAATCTCAGTTGGCTTAGAAATCAACTCTTATGCTTGCGCTGAGAAATAGTTAAAATTGGGAGACTCAGGTCTCCCTTTTTTTCTTTAATAATTAAATAAATGAGTATATTATGACACCAAAAACATTTTCTATTTTCATAGAATCAGAAGTACGAAAAAAAAGAATTTCACATATGGATGCAATATTAGAATATTGCTATCAAAAAGGAGTTGAACCAGACTCTATTACAAATCTAATACAAAAACCACTTAAAGACAAAATAGAGGCAGATGCCAGAGATTTAAATTTTTTACCTAAAATGGGTAAATTACCTGTATGACGGAACTCAGAGGAGTAACTAGAACATTGGACCCTTTCAAAGCATACATGATTTATATGGGATTAAAAGCACATTTTAATTCTAATTATGATTATGTGAAATATGGTGGTAAAACTTCAGCTACAAGAAAAAGTTATTTAAATCGTAAAGACAAAGCTTTCTTTGGAAAGGCATCTAGAAAGTTTAAAGAAGAGGTTGAAGATTTTTTTATTTCTAACTTTGTAGAGAATGAAAAAGGGTATGTTGGTCAGTTCAATGAAGAAACTTATGTACAATGGAAAAAAAGAGTTCAAAGTTTAAGATATCAATTCAAGAATGATATTATATTGTTGTTAGAACAAAGCAAGAAGTTTAATAAAATGTTTGAATGCAAAGATGGTCAACACCCTATTCTATTTAAAAATTATTTAGCAAAAAAGATTAGTATTGAAACAATGATTATATTAGATAAAATTGTTGATTATGCTAAAGATTTTGATACAAAAATTCATGAAACTGTCATATGGCCAAGTCATGCTAAAAAAATAAATAATTATAAAAAGCTATTGACTTTTGATGAATCTGAGTATAAAATAGTATTATTCAATTTAGTAAAATAGGAGTTATTATGAATGCCACAAATGAATCTTTAGTAAGAGAAAGAGATTTCTTTAAATCTAAAGTTGAAGACCTTGAAAATCAAGTTAAAAATCTATCAACTGAACACTCTTACATTCAAAATAAAAACAATGAACTTAGAACTAAACTAAAAGAAGCAGTTGCAAAACCTCTTAATCGCTTTAATAAAAAACCTTTTAGGAGAAATTAAATGGAACAAAGATTTACATTTATTAAAACAAATGAAGTAGCTGATAGTGAATTTACTCAAGAAGAAAGAGTTGAACTTGAAGTTACTGTTGAAGAAGATGATTTTGATGCGTTAGCTGACAAACTAACTAATTTTCTAGCAGGGTGTGGTTATCATGATGTTTTTGTTGAAATTAATCAAAAAGATGAAGAAGAAGAATTTGATGATGATGAAGAATATGAAGGTGGAGTTGAACAAACAGACTAATGAAAAAAAACTTATTTATTATTGGTAACGGTGAATCTAGAAAGTATCATGAATTAGACTACTTAAATCTTTATGGTAAAGTATATGGTTGTAATGCTCTTTATCGTGATTTTACACCTGATGGATTAATATCTTGTGATTGGAAAATGCAATATGAGATTCACTCATCAGGTTATACTTCTAATAATAATTGTTATTTTAAAAGTTGGAAAAGACTACCTAGTGATTTTTATGATATGATGATGATGACCAGTTTAGCAGAAGATGTAACAAAAGATTTAAATGTACAACTAAAAGAAGCAGGCCTTCCAACCTTAGAACATTTTGTATATGAAAATGAACGAGGTAATAAAAAAGAATGTGTTGTACAAGGTATTAACGCTGAACAAGTCGCTTATGTTTTACAGAAGTTAATACAAGAATATAAAATGGATAGTTTTGATGTAAAAGAAAAACTTGGTAATGCAGGATTATTTATTAATTGGGTTGAAGAGAAAGATAAGATAAAAGATTTAGACCAGTTTTTTGATGGTGAACATAAGGGTTGGGCATCTGGCCCGACAGCAGTAAGAGTTGCAATAGAAGAGAACCCTGGTATTGCATCAAGTAATGTTTTCATGTTAGGATTTGATATGAAAACAGGTGGTAAAGTTAATAACATATACAAAGATACAGATTGTTACATATCTAAAGATTGTAAATATGTTGGCTCTTCAAACTGGAGACAACAACACAAACAGAATTTTGAGAACGACAACTATTCTCATATAAAGTTTTACAGAGTCATAAATGACGATTCCATAATTGAGGAATGGGAAGATTGTGACAATGTAAAAAACATAAGATATTCAGAGATGAATACGCTTATAAATAACTCTATATAATGATTAAGTGAAAATAAAATAGCATATAATAACATACGGAGAAAATAATATGTCATTAGATACTTTAAAAAAGTCTAATTCATTAGACAAAATATTAGCTGCAGTTAAAACTGAAACTGCTCCAGCTGAAAAAAAATCATATGTAGATGAAAGACTATGGAAACCTGAACTAGATAAATCTGGTAATGGTTATGCAGTAATAAGATTTCTACCATCACCTGAAGGCGAAGATTCTATGCCTTGGGCGAAGTTATGGAATCATGCATTTCAAGGTCCTACTGGTAAGTGGTTTATTGAAAACTCATTAACTACTTTAAATCAAAAAGACCCTGTGTCCGAATACAATAGTTCATTGTGGAATTCTGGTGTTGAAAGCGATAAAGAAATTGCTAGAAGACAAAAAAGAAAACTACAATATTATTCTAACATATATGTTGTATCTGACCCACAGCATCCAGAACACGAAGGCAAAGTATTCTTATTCAGATATGGTAAGAAAATCTTTGATAAGTTAATGGAAGCTTTACAACCTCAGTTTGAAGATGAAACTCCTGTAAATCCTTTTGATTTTTGGGAAGGTGCACACTTTAAATTGAAAATTAGAAAGGTTGATGGTTATTGGAACTACGATAAGTCGGAATTTGAAAGTCCTTCAAAGTTAAATGAAGATGATGCGATTTTAGATAAAATCTATAAATCAGAATACTCTTTATCAGAGTTTACTGCACCATCTAATTTTAAAACTTATGATGAACTCAAGTCCAGGCTTGATGATGTTTTAACCGGCACTCAATCATCTAAAAGCTCTGCAGAAGATGTAGAACTTGAAACAGCTGTAACTGATGTTGAAGACAAACAATATGTTGACAATGTTGTTGCAACAGCAAAGACTGAAAGTGATGACAGTTTAGATTACTTTCAAAAACTAGCAAAAGAGGCTTAAACACCTACTTTGTTTCTCCTTTATAAGGGTATGCGAACTTAAAATTCACATACCCTTTTTTTATTATAAATAGTACTAAGAGTAGAGGAGAACGAGGTATGGATCCTATTACAGCGATCGCCGCAGCAACAGCTGCATTTAATACAATTAAAAAAGGTTTTGAATTCGGCCGAGATGTTGAAAGCATGTATGGTGATATCGGTAGGTGGATGCATGCCAATGAATCCATTCATCAAGGACATCATAGAGCTAAAAAAAGAAATATTGGAAGTCTTGAAGAAGAGGCTTTAGAAACCTTTGGTGCTTTGAAAAAAGCAAAGAGAATGGAAGATGAGCTAAGAAACTGGCTTATTGCTACCCACGGAATGAATGCTTGGAATGACTTGTTACGCATACAAGCAGGAATTAGAAAAAAAAGAAAAGAAGACGCAGAAAGAAAAAAAAGAGAATTTGAAGCCATGCTTAAATGGATATTTGGAGGGTTTTTATTTATTATTGTTGCAGGGCTTGTACTAATGATAACTATGAAGTATTCTGGACACATTTAAATGTCTAAAAAAGTATTCAGAAAACCAGATGATTTAAGAAGTCACTATCGCCCTAGACATAGAATTACAGAATATAAATCACCTGTTGTTGCATGGGAAAGTAGATTGGATAGAGAATGGGTAGAAGATTTAAAAGGTAATGGTTATTTTCAACAAAAAGTTATTTTAAAGAAAAAAGAAAAAAATTAATAATCTGCGGCCTCAGATGCTAAAGTCATTCCTCTATCAGGATTCTGTGGACCCATAATAGATACTGTACTTGTATTTGAATTATTCGTAACATTTGTTGTTGGTGCAATAACAGCAGTTGGCTTAGATTGGTCAATTGCAAGTTTATCTTCAAATCTATTATCAAAAGAACCTGCAGCTATTTTATCACCAGTGATTGTTCTATCTTCATCAATTCTTGCTTGTGCTCTTTCTTTTTCTAAATTTGCTCTTAATACTCTTTGTTTCTGAGATTCAACAACAACCTTTTCACCTTTAATCTCACTTAATCTTTCTTCTCTTTTTCTTTTTCTAACTAATACTCTTTCTTGCGATGCTGTTCTTTTATTTTGCATTTCCAGCATAGATGCGCCAGTAGCATCACCACCAGTTTGACCTTGACCAGCAAATGGGTTATCATCTCTAGCGGGTTTAGCGGGTTTGCCAGTATCTTCGTTTAATTTCGCCACCTTTTCATCATCATCTCCTCCAAATCCGAAGAAACTCTTAAAAGCGTCAACTTTATCTTTAACAAATTGTTTTATCGCATTAACTATGCTTCCAATATTGTCAGCAATATTAACAAAGAAATCTTTTACCTTATTATAAATTCCTACGATACTATCAACTATACTAAAGTTCTCAACACCAAAAAATTCTAGAATCCCTTTTACAATGTTATCAAAAGCATCTATAAGACTTGTAAACATTTTCTTTACACCTGATTTAATTAAATCAACATCACCTGTAAAAATACCTTTAACCAAGTCCATGACACCTTGAAAATAACTTACTGCATTATCAAATAATCCACCTTCACCAAATATTACATTAAATACACGAGGCAATACTACACCAAGATAATCTATAAATGCCATGATAGGTGGTTTTAATTTTTCTATCATTCTTTGAAATGCAGGTATGATAGTATTCTTTATTAAATCAATTAACATAGTAAAATATGGGCTATTAATAAATGCTCTAAATGCCAGTAACCCAGCAATTAATAATCCACCTTTAAGTAAACCTTTTATCATATCAAATACACCACCAAGTGCATTTTTTGCTTTACCCCCCATAGATTTTGCAAACCCGCCGATAC